ATTCCGGCAAGCTGCTTACGGCAGACCGTTGCACGGCAGTAGGCTATCAAGCTCTGGCTGGCAACTCGGTTGCTGTTTCTGGGGTCGATAACACGGCAGTCGGCTACAACGCGTGTTCCCGCGTTGCTGCTGGGACCGGCAACGTAGGTGTTGGATCTGGTGCGCTGACGCTACAGGCGACCGGTAACGGTTGTGTTGCCGTAGGCTATGGAGCACTGACCAGTAACGCCAATGTTTCGTATGACGCCTTCAGCGTGGGCGTGGGGTACGACGCTGGAAACAACGTATCAACCGGAAAGCACAATACTTTCGTTGGCGGTTTTGCTGGTTACCAGATGCCAACAACCTCGGCGGAGAATGTGTGCATCGGATACGCGGCAGGCTACAACCAAAACGTCGCCATTTCGGATCGGCTCTTTATTGATTCGATTAACCGCACTACCGCCGCGCTCGAAGAAACAAACTCGCTAATCGTCGGCACTTTCAGCGCAACGGTGGCTAGTCAAATACTGCGATTCAACACGGGCCAGACAATCCAAGGCGGATGCACAACGGGCGGACTAATAACAGCCTGTGTGGAAGTGCTCTCCGATACGCTGTCCGGCGCCACGACGGACATCACGGTAAATATACCGGCAGGCGTCAAACTGCTCATGGCTCAATTGCGCGTTGACATCGCGATCGAAAGCGACAACGCCACGAAAACGTGGGCGGCGGCATACATCACGGGCTCCACTACAGCTATCGGGGCCGCCGGCCAACTGTTCGCGAAGGACACAAAAGTCAGCCAAATGAACGCTGGCGAAATCACGTCGGCAACAACCCAAATTCGAATCACGGCAGCCGCTGGCAGTTTCACCGCGGGAAAGATTCGAGCATTCGTGTACTACCAGACAGCCGCCACGATGGCCAACACGCCGTAACAATGCCCACCACTTTCGAAAACATGATTGCTTCGGGACTGGCTGCGGTGCAAACCGTTACTGGCGAGACGGTGACGTACACTCGCGGCGGTGACACAGTATCAATAACGGCGACAAAAGGCAAGGCCGAACTCAACATCGACCGCATGACCACGGTGCTACTGGAAGGCATCGATGCAAGTTGGATTTGTGCCGACGCAGACTTGAAATTCACTCTGGCATTCACTGGACCAGACGGACCAGGCGAGACAGTGACCAAAATAACCCCGCAACGCAACGACCGAATCACGCAAGCCGACGGAACTATTTGGGAAGTAACGCCGTTCGGCGAAATCGGCTGCTATCGGTTGACGGCTGGCGTACTGCGGATTTTCGTAAAGGCGGTGGCGGCATGAGCGTCATAGCAGACGTTGCCGATGCGGTGGTTACCGAGTTAAACGAACACGATTTTGGCGTTGCCTTTACGTCGGTTCGGACTTGGTTGCCGGAGTACAAACGGCAAGAGCTATCAACGCTAAAAGTATTCGTCGTTCCGGCGACAAAAGAGACCGAGTTACGCGGCCACGAATCGTTCACCAAAAAAGTTGAAATCGACGTGGCGGTTGCCGCACCGGTTGACCCGACATCGAATTCAGCCGTTGACGCCTACGTCGATTTGCTCGAATTGATCGACACGTTTTTGACGACCCGCGCACTATCGACCTACGCCACGGCACGGTGGCAGCCAAAAAACGAACCGATCCAAGGAACCGAAGGTGGTTATTCGCCGGAGATGCTTGAAAAAAACCACATGTATTTAGGCGGCATTCGCGTGACCTACCGGATTTGTTAAATGCTCGACATCAAAATTGAAGCGATGAAGGGAATGTTTTTCGACCGCGAGGCGGTACTAAATGCCGCTGACGCCGGGACGCGAAAAGTATTCTCGAAGTTTGGGGCGTATGTGCGGAAGGGTTCGAGGCAAAGCATAAAGAACCGCAAGACATCAAGCAGACCGGGAGAGCCGCCGCGATCCCATACCGGCCTGCTAAAGCGAAACATTTTTTTTGGATACGACACTTCCGCGAAGTCGGTCGTGATCGGGCCAGTGCTGCTGAACGGAAAACGCGGGACTGCGCCGGAGTCACTTGAATACGGCGGCCCCGCTGTTGTGGTCGAGCGAAAAACGAAACGCAAAGTCACCATCAAACCACGCCCATACATGCAACCGGCGTTCGATGCCGAATTACCAAAACTGCCCGCTATGTGGGCCAACTCAATCAAATAAAAGGAGCCTTCAAAATGGCAGACCTAATCGGCTTAGACGCCAAAATTTATCGCGGTGCCGTCAACACCACGCCGTCAACTTTAATGGTCAATTATCGCAAAGCCAAACTGGCACGCGAAAAAGTCATGGCGGACAACAGCCGCCACGGCATGACCACGGCATCGGAGCGACCGACCCGCACGAAGAATACCATTGAATTCGAGATGGTGAATTCGGACACCGACGCCGACGTTGCGGCGCTCTGGGCGGCGTTCAACGCTGACACCCCGCTGGCGTTCAAGATCCTCGACAAGGCGAGCGGCAAAGGAATCCTCGGCGATTTCTATGTCTCGAAAATGGAGCAAGATCAGGACGAGGAAAACATGCAGATTTTTTCCGTCGGCCTTTCGCCGACTTCCGAATACCGCGACGTCACGGCGGTCTAATTCAACCAACTTTCACAAAGGATAACCGTTCATGGCTACCGTAAATTTTCAGGAAAACGTATCGCTCGGCGGTGTCTCGATAAACACCTATTACCCGTTGACCGGCAACAGTCAGACGCCGAACCTCGAGGAAACACTTGCGGCCGGAAAGGCAGCGTCGGCGTGGGTGAAGACCGATTATGACACGGCGGCGTGCAACCTCACTGCCGGACACGGCTACGTCACTGGCAAGGCTGACATTTTTTGGACCGGCGGAATGCGGTTCGACGTTGACATGACGGTTACCGTCAATGCTCTCGCACTAGATGGCGGGACCGGCGATGACTTCCCGGAAAGTGCCGACACCACGGTTATCGTTTGCACACCGCAGACGATCGATCTCGACTTTACCACGTCGCTGCTCGTGGCGTTGCGAATCCTATCGACCCAACGGGCACACGTCGGCTTCCGCGATTCGACCGGTGCCCGGCTCAAAGATTTGGACTTGACCGCAAGCAAGCCATTTATTTGGGACGACGACCACCCGCAGACGTTTATCAACCTCGGGCTGTCGGCTCAGATCACGACGCGCACCGATGACAACACGGGCGTTGCCACGGCGTTGACCGGGCACGGAATTGACAGCACGGACGTTGTGGACGTGTACTGGCTCGGTGGTTTTCGCCTTGGTATGGTGGCCACGGTGGACACGAACGCGGTAACAATCGAAGGCGGCAGCGGCGACCCATTGCCACTCGACAATACCGCGGTCATTTTGGTAAACGTTACCGACGATGGCTATCCGGCTGTTGCGAGCCTGACAGCCTCAAACGGCACGGCCACGGCGGCGACGTTGAAAATCGGCGGCTTGATAAACGCCTAATTTTGCGGAGGGAAATTTGTGAAATCATTTACCGACACTTTGGGCCGGGAATGGAAAATAGACCTAACCATCGGAGCCATGAAAAGGGTGAAAGATGAGTTAGGTCTTGACCTATTGGCTCCTCATGAAAAGCCCGGCGAGTCTGCCGACGAGCGGGCAAAGTCAAAACTATTCAAGGGCCGGCGGGCGTTGCTCGTTTCTGTTTTGAATTCCGATCCATCGCTTTTGATCGACGTGATTTGCCAGATCATCGCGCCGCAAATGGAAGCGAAGAAAGTTACCGGCGACGACTTCGCGGAATCGCTCGGTGGTGACGCGGCCTATCAAGCCTACCGGGCTTTCCATGATGAGTGGTCCGATTTTTTCCAGAAGTTCCACCGGCCAGACGCGGCGGCGATGGTATTGAAACACCTCGAAATGATCGAGGCGGAGAGCAAGCGCGACGTAGCGATGGTGGAGAAAGTCGGCCAGACGGTGGAACGGGAGATGGCAAGGAACAGGCAAAAGGTAAGCGAAAAACTAGAAGCCGTTGGGAATGGCGAGATCTCTATGGATTCGCTGGCTACCTCGGAATAGATCCAGATCCGTACACGCTGAAAGAATTGTCGTGGATGGTTGACGGCAAGCGGATGGAAGAGTGGGACCAAACAGCACTGCTTGCGGCGAAAATTCATAACGCATTTTGCGGGAAGGGACAATCACGCGGCCCGGATGCGTTTCATCCCTACCGAAAGAAAAAAAACGTTGACCCGCCACTAGCGGCGAATACCGGCGAATTGTTGATCGGCGCATTCGTTACGAGGAAAGAATAAATGGCCAACGCAAAAGGGATACGCGCCGGAAGAGCATTCGTCGAACTTTTCGGCGATGATTCTAAGCTCGTGCGCGTTCTGAATAACGCCTCGAAAAAAGTCAAAGCGTTCGGCACTGGCCTTATGTCG